AGGGTCTGACCGCCAAGCGCGTCGCACGGGAAAACAGGGACTGATATGGACTTGATGAAGAAGGTTTTCAAAGGCATCGACGATGCAGTCAACACCATGACCCGGGATAAGGTCGTGAAGGATTGGCTGGAGAAGCTCGGCGAGGCTGCGAAGCGGGAAAAGAACTGGCGCAAGAAGGCGCAGGAGTGCATCGAGATTTACGAGTCGGAAGGCTCGTCGGCTGACGCAGAGAACCTGACGGACTACAACATCCTGTATGCGAACGTGGAGACGCTGTCGCCTGCGGTCTACAACAACACCCCGCGGCCTGTCGTCAAGCGCAAGGCGGACAAGGAAAACCCTGTCGCGGTGGCTGCGGCGAACGTGCTGAAGGGCGTGCTGGTGTTCCAGATGGACACAGGGAAACGCGACGAAGCCACGTTCGACGACCTGCAAAAGGCTGCGGTCATGGAGGCGCTGCTTCCGGGTCGCGGCTTGGCCAGGTTCGGCTACGAAGCCAAGGTCGAAGACATCCCCGCGAGCGAAGATGGCACGCAGCCTGCGCAACAACAGCTGCAGTACGAGTGCATCTACGGGGATCAAGTGCCTTGGAACCGCGTCGTGTACGGGTATGCCAAGCAATGGCACAAGGTGCCCTGGCAAGCCTACGAGCACTTCATGACTCGGGAAGAGTGCGTGGAGAACTTCGGGGAAGCCGTCGGCAAGACCATCAAGCTGACCCACATGGCCTCCACGGACAAGGACGACGAGAACAGCAAGATGCCGGCGGATGCTGAGGGTGTGAAGTTCGCCCACATCTGGGAAATCTGGGACAAGGGCTCGAAGAAGGTGATGTTCCTCAGCGACGGGCATCCCAGCATCATCAAGGAAACGGCTGACCCGTTGCAGCTGGAAGGCTTCTTCGACTGCCCCCGGCCGATTTCCTACCTGAACCGCGTGTCGTCTCTCCAGCCGCAAACGCTGTACCAGATGTACGAGAAGCAGGCGAAAGAGCTGGAAAAGGCCACGCGCCGGATCAGCGGCATCCTCGAGGCTCTGAAGGTCCGCGGGTTCTACGACGGCACGCTGGAAGGCCTGGACCAGCTCCTGACCCAGCCGGACCTGACCTTGATGCCCGCGATGAACGCCGCCGCGCTGCAGCAGGGCCAGACCCTCGACAAGTCGATCTGGTTCATGCCGCTGCAGGAACTGATCGTGGTCCTGACCCAGCTCTACGCTGCTCGCGGTCAGATCATCAACACGATCCACCAGCTGACCGGCATCGCAGACATCATGCGCGGCGCCAGCCAGGCTTCCGAAACCCTCGGCGCGCAGGAAATCAAGCAAGCCTGGGGCACGATGCGCCTGAAGCGGATGCAGAAGGAGACGCAGCGTTTCACCCGGGATTGCTTCCGTATCCAAGCCGAACTCGCCGCGAAACACTTCGGCATCGACACCCTGCAAACCATGACGGGGATGAAGTTCCCCCGGCAGCAGGACAAGGAAATGGCGCAACAGCAACTGGCGCAAATCCAGCAGGAAGTGCAGCAAGCTGGTGGCGGGCAACCCCCTCCGCCGGAGATGCAAAAGCAGATCGAGGCCAAGATGCAGCCCCTGCAGCAGACCCTCGCACAACCTTCCTGGGAAGACATCCAGCAGTTCCTGCGGACGGACAACCTGCGCAACTACATCATCGACATCGAAACGAACAGCACCATCGACATCGAAGCAACGGAAGACAAGGCCGAACTCGCTGAGATGATGAACTCGATGGGCCAGGTGATGAACGGCGTCTTCCCGATGGTGGAGAAGGGGGTGCTGCCCTTCGAGGCCGCGAAGCAGCTCACGCTTGCCATCATCAACAAGTTCCGCCTGGGGGACGAGGTCGAAACGACTTACCGTGCCATGCGAGAGCCCCCGCCGAAGCCTGACCCCAAGGCGGAAGCGGACAAGGCGAAGATGGCGGCGGAAGCCAAGCAATCGCAAGAGAAGCACGCTTCTGATATGCAGATGGCGCAGATTGAAATGCAGAATGCGCAACAACTGGCGCAGCAAGAACTTCAGAACGCTCGGGAGCTGGCTGCCATCGAACTCCAGATTCGGCGCGAAGAGCTGGAAATGCGGCGGCAGGAACTCCAGATGGAGCAGGCCTTCAAGGCCGCCAAGCATGAGCGGGACATGCAAGCCTTGACCGCCAAGACCAACGCCACGCTAGTAACTGCCGAAGCGCAAGCCGCGGCCGCCGCTGCCAAGCCTGCTCAAGGGAGTGATGAGTAATGCCGCTGTACGATTACCGCTGCCCTCAAGGTCACAAGCGCGAGGTCATGCTTCGCCTGGCCGACATCAACTCGCCGGTGTTCTGCCAGTGCGACGGCTCGAAGATGGAGCGTCAAGTCTCTGCGCCAATGGTGATCGGGGATTACCCTGGTTACGAGTGCCCGGTCAGCGGCGCCTGGATCGAAGGCCGCAAGGCTCACCAAGAGAACCTCAAGCGCACCGGCTGCCGGATTCTCGAGCCTGGGGAAACGGACAACAACAAGCGACAGCTGGAGCGTGAGAACGAAGCGCTGGACCAGCGGCTGGAAGCAACTGCAGACGAGTTCATCGCAAAGCTCCCCACGGAGAAGCGCGACAGGCTCGCTGCGGAAATGGAAGGCGGACTGACTGCCACAATCGAGCGGTCAACGCCAAGTCTTTAACCAAGGGGAACCGGAATGATTCTGAGGAACAAGTGGGTGCTGCGCAACGAACTGGATGCGTCCGGGGGCGGCGGCATGGATATGGCTGCAGCAGTCGATGAAATCGGCTCCGGCCTTGGCATCGACATCACGGAGGACAAGGATGACGTTACAGGGGACCCTGACGATCTGGGTGGTGGTGAACCTGCTGCTAGCCCTGCTCCTGCTCCTGCCGCCGAACCTGCCGCAGCGCCTCCTGCTGCTCCTGCGCCGCCTGCCGCTCCCGCTGCCCCGGCCGTTCCTCCGGCTCCCCCTGCGCCAGCGGCTGGCCCTGTTCGTTTCACTGCTGACGCTGCTCCTTCTACTTGGACTCAAGCAGCCGCCCAGCAGTGGGCCGCGCTCCCTGCCTCCATCCGGGAAGAAATCGCTCGTCGTGAAAACAACATGTTTTCCGGCTTGGAACAGTACAAGGGCGACGCAGTCATCGGCCGCGGCCTGAAAGACGCCCTGACGCCGGTGATGCCGCAGCTGGCCCAGATGCAGCTCTCGCCGCAGAAGTTCGTCACCAACCTCGTCCAAGCGCACCAAGCCCTGGCTGACCCGACCAAGTCGATGGCGGACCGCGCGACGCTGGCCACCCACATGCTCAAGAGCTATGGGATCGAACTGGGCCAGAGCGCTGCGTCGGCAGACCCTACCACGCCCGCCTACGAGGACCCCCAAGTCGTGGACTTGCGCAATCAGGTGAGCGCGCTAGAATCCCGTTTGAATGCTTCGGCAGAGGCGACGAGAACCGAACAGCTGACACAACAGAAGTCGGCCATCGACGCCTTTGCCGAAGACCCAGCGAACCCTTACTTCTACGATGTTGCGGACGAAATCGCCCTGCTCATCCGGTCGTCAGGGGGCGCCATGACCCTGAAGGAAGCCTATGACAAGGCTGTCCACCTGAACCCCGTGACCCGGGCCAGAGAGACGGAACGCATCACAGCGGCAGCCGTCGAGAAGGCCCAGAAGGAAGCGACGGAACGGGCGGCGGCTGCGAAGCGGGCCTCGAATCGAGTGAGGACCAGCGGACACCAAGGCGGCGACACGGCTGCTTCGGGAAGCATGGAAGACACGATGCAAGCAACCCTGGACTCCATCCGGAGCCGGACCAAGTAAGTCAACCACCTTTTCGGAGAATCTGAATGGCATCCCCCAATAGCACCTTCACGGAACTGGTCTCCACGACCTTCCGCAAGCACAGCAAGGACATCAAGGACAACGTGTCCAAGAACAACGCCCTGCTGCGCCGCATCTACAAGAAAGGCAACGTGCGTCGTGAAGACGGCGGCCTGTCGATTGCGGCACCCCTGGACTACGCCGAGAACGGGACGTACCAGCGCTTCTCCGGCTTCGATGTGCTCAACATCGGCGCCAGCGACGTGCTGTCCGCGGCCGAGTTCCAGTGGCGCCAGATCGCGGTCAACGTCGTGGCTTCCGGCCAGGACCTGCGCACGAACAGCGGCGACTCCCGCATCATCAACCTGGCGAAGGCCCGGATGAAGAACGCGATCCGCACGTTCAAGAACAACTTCTCCTCGGACATCTACAGCGACGGCTCCCTGTCGAACCAGATCAACGGCCTGCAGGCGCTGGTCGCGGACACCGGCCTGGGCACCGTCGGCGGCATCAACAGCACGACCTGGGCGTTCTGGGCCAACAAGGTGCAGTCCGCAGCAGCCCCGATCCAGGGCGGCGGCGCGATCACGCCTTCGGCGACGACCATCGAGAACAGCCTGATGCTGTACCTGTGGCTGAACATGGTCCGCGGCGACGACAAGCCGGACCTGATCGTGGCCGACAACAACTACTTCGCCTTCTACGAGGCGTCGCAAGTTGCGCTGAAGCGCTACACCGGCGACGGTGGCCACGGCGCTGATGGCGGCCTGGGAGCCCTGAAGTACAAGGGCTGCGACGTGATCTTCGACGGCGGCAGCGGCATCCCGACCAACCACATGTACTTCCTGAACACGGACTACATCGAGCTGGTGGTCCACAAGGACGCCGACATGGAGATGGTCGACGAGATGCGGCCTTACAACCAGGACGCTGTCGTCATGCCGATCCTCTGGATGGGCAACATGGTCGTCAGCAACCGCGCGCAGCAAGGCGTGCTCAAGGCCTAAGCGGCCGCCGTAGACTCCGGGAATTACTAGGGAGTAATCCCGGCGGTCTAGTCCAAGTCAACCTGTTCCTTTTTCTGGAGAAACGAAATGGCATACGCCTGGTCCGATACCATCGTGGGGCTTCCCCCCGTCACTGACACCGACACGACCCAAAAGGTCCGCATCGGCCTGAAAGCCAAGGCTTTCGATCCCACCTACGGCGAAGGGGAGTTCATCTACCTGCTCGGCGTGGCTTCCACCGTCGTCGGCAGCGTTGCGATCTTCGACGATCGCACTGGCGCCACCACCCTGACCGTCGCGGCTTCCCGCGGCCCGTGCGCAGTCGCCATGTCTGCCAACGTCGCCTCGCAGTACGGCTGGTACCAGATCCAGGGCGCCGCCGTGGTGAAGGCTGGCACGGTCGCGGCTAACACCGCTGCCTACAGCACGGCAACCGGCGGCCAGATCGACGACGCGGTCGTGGCGGGCAGCGGCATCGACGGCATGACCATCAAGACGGCTGACGGCACTCCCGCCGCCGGCTTCGCGGTCGCCCAGATCAGCTACCCCTCGATGAACAGCCGCTAACCCGGCACCAATTCACACCTTCCTTCCCCGGGTGTGTTCCTCAGGGCTTCGGCCCTGGGGTTTTTTAGGGGAAACAGAACAGTTAGGGGAATTTCATGCCAGGTGTGCAAATCGCGGACGCAAAAGCGCCGTTCATCATGTTCGAGCGTCGTCCTGTCGAAGACCGGGAAGCCTCGATCACCGCAGGTCGTTACGTGGCCAAGGACGTGGACTTCGTCCTGATCACCCCGCACGGGTCCAAGGACCAGATCGAGCGCGTGGTCAGCGAGTGGTTCGAGTACCTGGAATCCCAGGTCCGTGAAGGCCGCTTCGACGCAACGTGGCTCAAGGGCTACCGCCGTGCGTTCGACGACTGGAGGGAAGGCAAGGAAGTCCCGCTGGAAGGCACGCCGGTCATCAACTGGCCGATCGTCTCGCCGGCCCAGGTCAAGATGCTCCAAGATCTCCACATCCTCACGGTGGAAGTGCTTGCGGGCTCGAACGAGGAAGTGATCCGCCGGCTCGGCATGGGTGGGCGGTCGCTGGTGCAGAAGGCCAAGGACTTCCTGGCGGCGTCGAACGGCCCGGGCAAGGTCGCGGAAGAGCTGAACGCTCTGAAGGCCCGGCTCGAGGCGCAGGATGCGCAGCTCAAGGACCTGGCCGAAGCGAACGCCGCACTCCGGGCCAAGGCCGGTGCCAGCAGCCCCGCAACCCCGACCCTCGGCCTGACCTCCGACGACATCCTCGACGCGAAGATCGACAGCGGCATGAAGCGTAAGCTGTAAGGAGCAAGACCTATGACCTTGATTGACCTCATCAACGAGTTCTGCGATCGGCGGGGCCTGGATCAGGCAAGCTCGGTCATAGGCACTGTCGACCCCACGATCCGCCAGCTCAAGGGCCTGTGCAACGAAGTCGTGGCGGACATCGTCAAGCGTCCCGGCGCATGGGCGCGGCTGCAGAAGCAGGGAAGCTTCACCAGCGTGGCGTCGGAAGATCAAGGCGCTATGTCCACGATGGCGCCCTCCGGCTTCAAGTTCATCATCCCGGAAACGCTGTTTGACCGTACGAACGGACGACAGCTCTTCGGCCCGCGATCGGCTCCGCAGTGGCAGGAAAACAAGGCGCTGGTCTATACCGGCCCCTTTTACACCTTCCGGGTGTGGCAAGATCACTTCTGGGTGCAGCCCACGATGCCGGCGGGCCTGAACATCTACTTCGAGTATTCCAGCGATTACGGCATCCTGGCTGCCGATGGTACGACGTACAAGGCTCGTTTCACGGTGGATACCGACACCTTCGTCCTCGACGATGACCTCCTGCTCAAGGGGCTCGAGTGGAAGTGGCGGAGGGAGAAGGGCCTGGCCTACACGCAAGAGTTCGATGACTTCGAATTCCTGCTCACGAACACGCTGAGTCGGCAGTCCACCGCGGGAGTTCTGAGCCTTGCCGGGCAGTCCGATCCGCAGGTCAGCCCCGGTGTCATGGTCCCCTTAGGTAACTGGAACGTCTAATGCGCCGCACTACCCGCGAAGCTGAGCCGAACCTCTCCTACAGCTTTCAACTCCCGGCACCCATCCGGGGCTGGAATGCGAGGGATAGCGTTGCCCAGATGCGTCCGGGGGATGCGATCACGCTGGACAACTGGTTCCCCGGAACGACTTCCGTAACCCTGCGTCCGGGCAGCGAGGCCTTCGCCACAGTGCCTGGCGGGGAGAACGTAGAGACACTGATGGGGCTGGCCAAAACCAACGGCACTTATCAGCTCTTCGCAGCCACCAGCGTAGGCATCTACGACATCACGGCTGGTGGTGCAGTGGCAGTTGCTGACATAGCGGCTACCAATGGTCGCTTCGAATACACCCAGATCAACGTGGGCGGTACGGCGTATCTCTGGACCTGCAACGGGGTCAACGGAGTCCGCCTGTACAACAGCCTCACGGATGTCTGGACGATTCTCAACGGAGTCAGCGTGCCTGCCCTCACCGGCATCACCACGACTTCAGTCACCAACGTGGCGCTGTTCAAGTATCGGCTGATCCTGTGTGAGCTG